CACCCAGAAAAAAATAAAAAAATATTTCTTGCAATAAAAAATTATTTCCCTTATTATCCTACATATTAACAAAGGAGAAAGAATGAAAACAAATGCAAACAATAGAACAGAAGAAAGACGTAATAGGTTTAATGGTGAATCTATTATGTTAACAAAAGAAGAGGCAAAAAGACACGATTACATTTTCTTACATGAAGTGACAGCAACTTTGCAAGATAAGGAGATGGGTCATGGTATGTCTCCACATTGGGAACATATGCGTAAACAATTAGATTGGTTTCGCAAAAACAATCCTAAAGCTTACATGGTGTTGTTAGATTAATTAAACTTCTGGGTGTATGCAGTTATTGCATACACCCTACAGTTGTAGAGAGAAGAGCATGTGGGCGGGGCCCACCCGAAGGGTGCAAAGTCCCAGAAATCTAATCGATAGAGGTACCAGACCGTTTTGGATTTTTGACTTTTTTATTTTTATCGATCTGCATTTTTGCAAAAGGGATCCTAGCATATACCCCTATAGTGCTTGATTTACACAATTTATCCTATAAAATACTT